ATTGTTGAGGCTCCTAGATAGTTGCATATCAGAACCTGGTTGATCATGTGCTGGATCAAATGTGTACATAGCCTTTTGTATCGCATATATGAATGGCCCGATAACATATTTTAGTCCAGAGGGCGACCCGGAAATATTTCTAACTTTACTTTCATCTCCAGGCTTGTTAACGAGTTTTTCGCCAGATTTCTTGAAAACATTATAAACTGCTAAGTTGCTAGTTTTGAATATGCCTTCTGTCGCAAGCAGTTGGTGATAATCATCCATTTCTTTCTTTTGAGCAGTAGTTAAATGATTGTAGTAATCTACGTAAGAATATGAAAATATACCATCATAATGCTGTTTAAATTTATCAAATAATAATGATGAATAATGATGTGCAAATTGATAAACTGTTTGTTTTGGCTGTATTAAATCACTTTTTAATTGCCTTGTGACTATAGGATGTAAAGAAGTTAAATTGCATGAATGATATATGGATGATAAATATTCTTTGAATTTGTCGAGTATTGGGTATTTTGAAAAATCAATTATAAATTTGGCACCAGTTTCAATTTTTTGATTGTTACACTGTGCTTTTGAGGGACAAACTTTAATGCCATCTTTATAAAAATGAGAAACATGGCTGGTGTGTTTACCAGGTGGATTTTTAAAGAAATTTTTGATAGCATTAAGGGCTGATTCAGTGACACAATGTTTTGTTATAAAAGTTGAACCTGCTATGTCAATTATTTCTGGTGTAGTAGGACTGGCTATAACGAACAAGCGAGCGAGGAAATAATGATAAAAGAAATGCATACACATCATTTTGACGGATGTTTGTCGATGCATATAAAACAAGTATAATGTATATATATAAAAATAGTAAGGCCCTTGCATGTGGCCGACGGAGATGAAAAGCATTTCAAGAGCAAACGATTTTAATGTAGAATTAGCGGTTGAGTATGCATAGTAATACATAAAGGCGATGAAAGTTAAAATTAGGAATTCATTTATCCCATTAAATGCAAGTAGACTAGAAATGATATTAATGATTTGTGTAAAGTACGAGGTTGGTTGTAATATAAAAATGGGTATATTTATAGTTAGAAATATAATTGCAGGTTTTGAAAAGAATCCCATAATTTCATAGTGGTAAATATCATTTAAAAGGTGCTGCACCATTTTGTAATTATTAGTAGTAAAACCAAATGATCTAACACTTTCAATTTTAAGATATTGGTCGTACCATTTGACGGCTGCGTATAATTTTCTTAGTTTCGTGGAAGAGAGCAAAAAATCATTATGTATTGGTCGAACATTATTATTGTTAATTCGAGTAACGCATATTTTATTGTAATGTTCGCTGAATTCTTCAAAAGTCGATGTATGATACATTAAATCATTGACGATAACTGGGTTGATATTACAGCCGTTGAAAATTGTGTTTATAGGGGTTTGCTGTATATTGAAGGCTGTATCATTACAGTTTGTGATCCAGTTGATAAATTGGATGGCATATATTTTGTAAAGGGGTAGGTAGTATTTTTTAGTCTTAAGACCGCGCTGTTTCAAACAAGGACAAATAGTCGTATCTTCAACGACATGTGAACATTCTATACATCCACTACGAGAATAAACTCGATTATAATCCTCAGGTGATAATAAAGGCTTTTGAGTATGAGTGTACACTCTATTTCCACTCACTTCATTATGGCCAGCGATGTATATTCTATTCGTATTTGATGTATATGCATCGATGCACAATCGAAGATATCTTCGAACTTCAGCATGCATATGATGGTTGTTAGTATTATTGACGAATTCGACGAATGTTGTTTTATCAAGACTTTCAAACGGGACTTTACGTGTTAAGTCTATGGCATTAAATTGCTCGAGTAAATTGTTATAAGTTCTAGGATAATGTTCTTTAAATCGAGCAGTTACTCGCAATTTGTCGAGACGATAATTGTTGTTTGAATAATGTATTCCAGTTATAGGGTGTATTTGTTGTTGATTTTCGTGGAACACTTTGTTACGTACGGCATAAATTCTTATTATTGTTGCCTCGCAGTGTTCTAAATCAATCGTATGTTTGGTTAATTCTTGTGCAACAATGGTCAATGTTGGCGAAACTTCAAATGTTGCGTTGAAAACAACATTCTTGACAAGCTTAGTATTGAATAGGACTGGATATAAATGTTTATAGGGGGTGTTGCCGTCAGCAGTCATACTTATATACCTTTGACCTAATTCATCAAATATATCAGTTTGGACTTCGGGCTTCATTTTACTATATTCGCTGGGATAAACATAAGTTCCAACATTATCATTAAATTTGAGCACGGTGATATATGCGGTATTGACGTTAGGATTTAACGTCATATCTTTGATTATTGCTTCGGAAAAATCATGATAGTACAGAGTGTCTTGAATAATAATAGAATAATCATTCGTATCGCCGCTTGTTACATTTTGAAACACTTTCATATTACACCTAAAAGCATTGTGATTAGCCATTTTGAGCTTATTTGAAATTATATTATAATAAGTGTCATCAGATTTGTATGTATCTTGATAATTTGGGTTTTCATTTCTTTGTATTTCCGTTCTATTATATTTTAGCATATAGTCGTCAACTTCTGATTGAAATATGCCTAATTGATTATGAATGTCGATACCATTGGCGTTGCGTAATAATGGTCTGTAAATTGGTGTTGGCTCGTGGTTAATTGTTGGTTCGACATGTACGATTCGTTTTTTAATTTTTTCCACCAATTGTAATTTCAATGATAATAAAGCAAATATTGCAATCCTAGTGTGAATATAAGCAGTAGAACAATATGATTTAATCTTTTTAAAGAAATTAATTATGATTTGCTTGTTACATTTGCATTTATTGCGTAAACAGTTGTTGCTATTAATTTGACGAATGACATCGTGTTTAAAATTGTTGAGATTATTGACTAATAGCGAACTGTCAGTGTTGTTTATTATTTTATTAAAAGCATTAGAATCACTAAGATTTGAAAACCTATATGAACTATTGTCCTCGATTAATTCAGTAACTTTCAGTACAGGGGTTGGTTGGACCTTAGAGTTAGTGTCAATGGGTGTAGGGTTAGTCTCTTGTTTGTTGTTATCATTATTATTTTTGTTCATATGTCTTTTTATTTTCTTATCTTGCTGTTGTTGAGGTTGGTGATGGGGTATGTATATAAGATTCAAGCCGCAGTTTCGGAGATATTCATTAACAGGATTGTTGTGGACACATTGATTATTGCACGTATTAGTAGCTGGAACGTTGCCAATAACTTTAAATTTATTGTTAGGTCGTTGGAAATTATCTCTTAAATATTTAATATATTTCTTAAAATCGTCTAGGCCGTCGGTAGGAAAATTTTGTCTGCTTAAAACGGTTTGTAAACATGATAATGGTTTTAATGGTCCGTAATAAACGACATCAAAATGACCAGGATAAATCACGTATGAAGTTTTATTGATGGGGCAGCATTGATGACATTTGAATAAATATGGCTCTACTGTATCATAATAATCAGTTAGATCTCCGAGTAAGTCATCTTGCGGGTTGAAGGCTAGATAAGGGAGCGTGAATGGTAGCGCGTACTCACCATCATTGATAGCCATTGAGATGTAGCAACATAGTCCGTTAGAAGTTACAGCGTTAAATCCACTATTAACTCTTGTCAAGTGACCAACATATGAATCGTAAATTATGGACTCAATTTTCTGATCTCTTATTGCTGCTACTAAGAAAGTCTTATTTTTACCGTCGACAATTAATGGTTCATTATTATCATTGTAATCAAAGGTAAAAACTGGCAAATTAACGGTTTTAATTGAAATATAAGGTCGGGCGTTAAGATAAGTGTGGATAATGTAAATACCGCTTTTGACATTATAAGAAATAGCACGTATTGGTTTTCTATTAAACACGAACACTATGGCATTATTACTTGTGTAAGTATTTACAATCATGTTAACATTTAAAAATAATGCAGTAAAAATAGCTTGAAAATTAGAAGCAATATTTTGAGTGTGATTAGTTTTTGCTTGCAAAGTGGTGACAGTGTATAGTGGTTCAATAGAATTGTAGTCTAAATCAGATACAAACGTAACAAATCCGGTGTCGGATATGGTTGGTAACATTAAATCTCTATCACCATTAGGTTCATACTCTTCAAACTCATCTTGTTCTTCCTCAATAGCATCTTGAGCTTGGGCTTGTCTTACACGAATAACAGGATTAATAAGGCGCGTTTGGTCAGTTGTCGAATTGATAGAGTTGACTGTGCTTTCAATGTAATTATCTTCAGTCATTATTTCATCAATTTCATTAGGGAGATCAATATCAATTGGCTCGTCATCGGGTTGCTCATTTCCATTTTGAACGATCACGTTTTGTTGTTGTTCTGGTTGGTTGTTGATTTGTTGATTCGTTGACTCGACAACAACTGGTGGGATAGAAATAGCACATGATGGATTGGCTTCTGTATTATTATTATCGACATTGGCGTTGGCAATAATCTGAGGGTTGTGGCTATTATTAGGCAATGATCCATTAATAGATTGGGCGTTGCTATTATTATTGTTTTGGTTATTATTGGTGCGGTTGTTGTTATATACGCTATTGTCTGTATAATCATCTTCTTCTCCTAAATCTTCGTAACCATAATTATTGTAGCTTCTATTGTATCTTGTCCAAAAATTGTAACTTGCTTGTCTGCTGCGCCAGCCTCTTCCTCCTCCTTTTAGGCTGCGTCTTCTATTGTATTTAAATCGTAATTTTAAAAACGTCACTGCAATCGATGTTGCATATATTGAAATAAGTAATAAAACACGTAACACGACGTGTATCAGAGCAAAATTGGTAAGTAAATT